TGGTACTTTTTTGATATGGTGGGAAGCCACCGTGGTACCTTTGACGGATACTATGTAGACGAAGAAGGTAAAGAGTGGAAAGGTATGCATATGTTTTCTTGTGATTATGGTTGGTTGACTGGTGATGTAACTCACTGGCATCCTGATCAGGAGGAGAAACCTAGTGACCCCGTTTGATTATCTAAACGCGATTAATACTTCAAAGCGAGACATCATGGTTGATGATCTCGCTGAGAAGGACTATAATTCTTTTATGGTCAATCGTGGTTTATCTTATTTCTATGACACAGTATTGCTGGCTAACGAAATGAATCGTCATCACCATATTGACAACCGCCTTAAATTTGATTTTCTTATAAATACAATTAGGAAACAAAAGCGTTTCAGTAAGTGGTTGAAAGCAGCTAAGATCGACGATATAGAGTTGATCAAAGAATACTATGGTTACAGCAACGAAAAAGCCCGCCAAGCTCTCACCTTACTAAATGATGCGCAACTTGAAGAACTGAGAAAAAAGGTGTACAAAGGTGGAAAATCAAAGTAATGAAATTAAGGAGTGGACTCCAGCTATGATGCTGGAAGTAACTCTTAATGAGCCGGATGACTTCCTAAAAGTACGTGAAACGCTTACACGTATTGGAGTTGCATCCCGCAAAGACAATATTCTATATCAGTCATGTCACATTCTACATAAACAAGGCAGATATTTTATAACTCATTTTAAAGAGCTCTTTTTGTTAGATGGCAAACCGTCTAACCTATTAGAAAATGATCTTGAAAGAAGAAACACTGTAGCAACATTGCTATCCGACTGGGGACTTATTACTATTGTGAATAATGATCAAGCAAGTAACAAAGCTCCATTACGACAAATCAAAATCATTTCTTATAAGGATAAAGACAAATGGCAATTATGTCCAAAGTATAATATTGGAACAAATAAGTAATGCCATGGCCACACAAGAACAGACCTCCAAAAGGGAGAAGAAAGAAAGGCTCTAACAAAAGAAAAAATGCGAGAAAAAATCGCAAAAAATAATTTGCTTTGCCCCTTTACATTTGGGAAAAAAGTATTATATATAATATAGGATGGCCGGTAGACCGGGATCCATATTTAAACCTTGCTAGTCTATAGGAGGAAACATGATGACTAACAATACATTCGCATTCCCGCGAAACGCTTTTCTAGGTTTCGACCACATCTTCTCAGAGCTGGAAAATATTCATGCTCATGCGAAGGATACCTATCCACCACATAACGTAGTAAAAGAGGAAGACGCAAAGTATACTCTTGAGCTTGCTGTGGCTGGTTTCAAACAAGAACATATCGATATTGAAGTAAAAGACCACGTCCTTACTATTAAGGGTAATAGGCCTGCACGAAGAGATCAGGACAAATATGTTCATAAAGGTATTAGTGCACGAAATTGGAAAAAGTCATTTAGACTGTCTGAGTATACAGAAGTAACTGGTGCAGATCTAGTGGATGGAATTCTCACTGTCAATTTAGAAGTAATCCTTCCAAAAGAAAAGCAGCCTCGTAAGATCAACATTGGAACTAACGAGGAATCAAATGACAACAATAGCGCTCAACTACTCCAAGAGTCTGTTTAACACACTCTGGATTGGTATAAAGAAAACTCTTCAAGGTATGATGATTGGCTGGATGGTCGCAAGACAAACCCAAGCAAATCAAGAAGTAGCTAGACAAATGATCAAGTATGGTGAATATCGCCAAGACGAATATTGGAATCTAGTAGCTAAATTGAATAAAGATTGCATTCAAAGAATACATAAAGAGTTTAGTTAAACGAAAGAAAAAGAGTCTTTGTGGCTCTTTTTCCTTTACATTTGATAGAAAGTGTGTTATAATATACTTACATTATGAAAGGTTTGTGATTTGAAATTCTATACTTGTATCAACCGCTTTGGTAATATGCTATTGTACCGTGGCTATGACAATGGTCAACCAGTCATGCGGCAAATTAAGCATACACCTACACTCTTCCATGATGCTAATCGCGTCACCGGCTATACATCTCTTGATGGTAAGCCAATCGAACCTACATTGTATGAAAGTATGCGGGCAGCCCGTGATCATCTACAATCTATGGAAGGTGTAGACTCATTCAACATATATGGTAACAGTAACTTTACCAATCAATACATTTCTGAAACTTGGCCAAATGAAATCGAGTTTGACAGAGATCGTATTAACATTACCACAATTGATATTGAGGTGCAGTCAGACCAAGGGTTCCCTGAACCGGATAGTGCTAACTTCCCGATAATCTCAATTGCATGTAAAAACAATATTGACAATACATATTTCGTATGGGGCATGGAAGATTATGACGTCTCTTCCAGCATCATGAAAGATCACACTGTGGTCTATCGCAAAATGGACAGTGAGTTACAACTCCTTTCTGACTTTCTCAAATGGTGGAACTCACCAGCTCACTGTCCAGACGTCATTACTGGTTGGAATGTACGAGGCTTTGATATACCATATATGGTACATAGAATCGATAAAGTTCTTGGTCAAGGTATATCCAGTCGTCTATCACCGTGGGGCAAACAACCAAGTCAACGTAACATTCGATTCAAAGGCCGTGAACTTACAGCTTATGAGTTGATGGGCATTGTTACACTTGACTATATGGATATGTTCAAAAAGTTTGGATATGCCTATGGCCCACAAGAATCGTATTCACTTAACCATATCTCACATGTAGTGCTTGGGGAAAAGAAGCTATCCTATGAAGAGCACACATCGCTTCATAACCTATACAAAGCTGACTTTCAAAAGTTTATCGACTATAATATTAAAGACGTGGAACTTGTAGATCGTCTTGAAGATAAGATGGGACTTATCACTTTGGTTATGACTATTGCCTATAAGGCTGGTGTTAACTATATGGATGCCTTTGGCACTACTTCAATGTGGGATACTATCATTTATCGTAGACTTGCTAAAGATAAAATATATGCAAACGTTGCAAAGATCAAAGGTAACACAAAGTACAAAGTCACTGGTGGTGTTGAAGGTTCTGTTACTCATGATACAACTAATGGTATACGAAATGGAGATAAGAAAGAACCAGGCTTTGCTGGTGGTCATGTAAAACCACCGTTAGTTGGTCTCCATGAATGGGTTGTATCGTTTGATTTGAACTCACTATATCCTAATATTATTGTTCAATGGAACATGTCACCAGAAACTATTATTGATGGTTGGACACCAGGTGTAACACCTGACTCATGTCTTAGTCGTTCTAATCCAAAGCCACCTGGTGATGATGTCATGGGTTGTAATGGTGTATCATTTCGTAAAGATAAGTTTGGTGTTCTACCAAACCTTATTGTTGACTATTATGCTGAACGTTCTGAAATCAAGAAAAAGATGTTGGCTGCTCAGCAAGAACGTCAAGGTGTAGATCCAAGTCAAAAGCAAGAAATCTATCGTATTGAACGTGATATGAATCGATATGAAAATCAGCAAATGGCTATTAAGATTATGATGAACAGTCTCTATGGTGCACTTGGTAACAAGTACTTTAGATACAATGATGTCTCTATGGCTGAAGCTATTACACTCACTGGTCAAACAGCTATTCGTTGGGCTGAACAGGCTGTAAATGAAACCATGAATAAGGTAATGAAAACTGATGGAACAGATTATGTTATCGCTATTGATACTGATAGCTTGTATATTAATTTTGGCCCTATGGTTAGACTATTAAAACCAAAAGATCCTGTAAAGTTTCTTGATCAAATATGCCAAGAGCACTTTGAACCTAAGATTGCTGAATCATACAAAGAACTATTTGACTCATTCCAATGTGCACGTCCACGTATGGAAATGGGCCGTGAAGTTATTGCTGATGTCGGTATATGGACTGCAAAGAAAAGGTATATCCTCAACGTCCATAACTCTGAAGGCGTACAATATGCTGAACCAAAACTCAAGATTATGGGTATTGAAGCTATCAAATCATCTACACCATCTGAATGCCGGCAGGCTCTCAAAGAGATCTTTAAGGTTATTGTGACTGGTTCTGAAGATAAGACGCAAGATGCTATACGTAGTTTCCGTAATCACTTCTTTACTCTACCAGCTCATGAGGTAGCATTCCCAAGGTCAGTATCTGACATTAACAAGTGGGTTCGTAAGAAAGATGTCTATGCCAAAGGTACACCCATACACGTACGTGGTGCTATCTTACACAACAATGCAATTCAAGGTGAGCTTACAAACAAATATGAACTCATCCAAAACGGCGACAAAGTCAAGTTTGCTTATCTCAAACTGCCTAACCCACTTCGAGAAAACGTAGTGTCGTTCAAAGACTTTTTACCACCTGAGCTTCAGCTCGACAAATACATAGATTATGAAACACAGTTTCAAAAGACGTTCCTAGATCCTATTGAGCCAATCTTAGTAGCTCTTGGCTGGTCTCATGAACGTAAAGCATCATTGGAGGACTTCTTTGTATAAGCAAACAATTAAAGAAAAGATACGTCAAAGGCGATCACAAATGCTTGTCCATTCATATATCTACTATGAGAAAGATAGTAACATTGTGGACGATCATACTTGGCAAAGATGGGCTGATGAGTTAGCTGAACTCCAAGATGCAAATCCACAAGACTGTAAAATAGATTTTTATGATAAGGAGTTTGAAGGTTGGGACGGAACTAGTGGAGCATTCCTCCCATTAAAAGATCCGAAAGTTATTGCAAAAGCAGAGAAAATACTCCTTTACAATGACGCAAAAACGTGATATAATATACAAAATTGAAGGAGACAAAGATGTCTAAAGACTGGGTTAAAGATATTCATGAAATGCACGAAAAGTACGGTGTAGGTGAATGGATGGGACACCGTGAACTAAACAATGATAGAGAACTGCTTCAACAGTTTCTTGATTTTCGTATTAAGTTTTTGAAAGAAGAACTTGATGAAACCGCTAAAGCTGTACAAGAAAAAGATCCTGAAGAGATCGTTGATGGTCTTATTGATCTTTGCGTTGTGGCAATTGGTACTCTTGATGCTTTTGGTGTAGATGCGCATAAAGCATGGGATGAAGTATTGAAAGCCAATATGGCTAAAGAAGTTGGTGTTAAGGAAGAACGTCCTAATCCACTAGGGTTACCTGATTTGGTAAAGCCTGAAGGTTGGGAAGCACCAAGCCACGAAGGAAACCATGACCTGCTCGCTCACACTTTTTAAGACAGTATATGATACAAAAACAAATGATCGTCTTGACTTTGTAGATTTTGACGCTTTTGAAAAGAGTTTATATGAACTCTCAAAGCGACCTTTTGAAACAAAGAAGGACGCAATACTAATGTCTCCTGCCACTTACAAACCAGAAACAACTCGTAAAAATGATAATGTTGTTGAATGGTCTGGTTGGTGTGCAGTTGATGTTGACGAACACAAATTTGAAGGAGATTTACAGAATGAGCTTTGCCGTTTATATGGTCGTTGGCGCTATGTTTGTTATTCTACTGCAAGCAGTACCATTGATCATCCGAAGTTCCGCCTTGTCTTCCCAATTGCAGGAAGTGTTGAAGGAGTACGAATCAAAGCATTCTGGTACGCTCTCCAAACAGAATTGGGATCGATCGGAGATAGACAAACTAAAGATCTTAGTCGAATGTATTACATCCCAGGCCAGTATGCTAACGCATACAACTTTATTTTCAGTAATGTTAACGGTTCTTATATATACGCAGATGATCTAATTAAAAAGCATCCTATGCTGGAAAAGACAACTGGTAAAACATTCTTTGATAGACTACCAAAAGAAATCCAAGAGCAAATTGTTACTCATCGTAAAAATCAAGCTGATAATGTAAATATCACTTGGTCATCTTATCATGACTGTCCATTTGTAAATAAACGATTGGTTAGTGAATATAAGTCTATTAATGAAACTGGTTGGTATCATGGACTATATCGTATCATGGTATCTATTGCAGCTAATGCTATTAAAAAAAGCTATCCAATTACAGCTCATGAAATTGCTGAGTTATGTAAGGAAATAGATAATGAAACCGGCCAATGGTATGACAACCGGCCACTTGAAAAGGAGGCGGATCGGGCAATCGAATTCGTATATCAAAATGCTTAACTTAAAAGACTATCTAACTGGTGCTTGGTTTGTACCACACACAGAAATCAAACCACGAGCTAAATGGCAATACAATGGTATTATCAAACAGGCTGAAAGGACTCAAGATCCTAGAACACCTGAAAAGATTTGGAAAGATACTTACAATTCTATTGCTTGTGAAATTGGTATTGCAAAGGCTTTACCAAATGGCGAAGTGAATGAACAAGCCTTTGACCATACTGACATAAGCACATGGGGCTATGACGTTATGGCTATGGGAACTAGATTTGAAATTAAATATCAAAAGTTTGCTGAAGATTGGTACTCAATGACCAACACAATTGCAAACAAAATCAACGATAGATACAATCAAGGTGGGTTTGACTACTTAATTACTGCAAGTACACGTGAAGAAGGTGATGGACTTGAAGTATGGCCTAGGTTACTTATCAATCCAAAGACATTCAAAAACAATATCTTCAAATCGCACTATGATAACTATAAGCCTCTAGTCTATAATCAGTATGTAGCACGAACTGATAAAGAGTGCCAGATCTTTAATGAAGGTATTATAAAAAAGTTGAAAGAAAGTGAAAATAATCCTTTACAATACGCCTAAATTGTGTTATAATATATGTATAAAATGATAAAAGGAAGGAAATCACATGTCTTATCAGTACAAAGTTTTAGAAGATGTTCTCAAGAATATTGCCAAAGATGGCTCAACTGAAAACATCTACGACCAAGTTGATCGTCTCACAACTGATGAAATCCGTAAGTTGCGTGACCTTATAACTATTGTTGACCAAGCAGGTGTCGACAAAATCTATGACCAAGGAGAATACGTATAATGAAAGAATCACTCAAAGTTCTTCAAGAATGCGCTGAAGTTCAGACTAAAAAGTCTAACGATTATCAAAATCCAAACTCGCGCATTAAGCAGCCCGATTATTATCCTCGTGGCTGTGCAACTATTCTTGATCAGATGTATGGCAAAATTCTGCGTATGCAATCTGTTCTTGAAGCAATGGAAGGTGATAACTATGCACCTAACTTCGAATCACTAGAAGACTCAGCCAAAGATCTTATTAACTATTCTACATTCTTTGTTGCATATTCTCGTGGCAAAATGGATGGACAAGATCCAAACAGAGACTTCTTAAACAAACCAAAGGTTACTTCTAATGAGAATGTATAGTGTATCAGATATTCGTCAATTGTTTATTGACGAACTGAATGACAAAGCATTCACAATAGATCGCAATGGTCAAAAGACCATTGAGCTCATCGGCGCTTCCTTCCTCGCCGATGAGCCGGCGATCTTTGGCGAAGTCAATAAAGATTATGTAGATGCTGAACTACGTTGGTACGAGTCAGAGTCTACAAACATTTACGATATTTACGAAGATGAAAAAGACCCACCATTAGCTTGGCAACAAAGTGCTAATCGTCATGGTGAGATTAATTCAAACTATGGTTTTCTTATTTGGAATAATCGATTCCATTGTCAATATGAACGTGCCCTTGAAGAGCTAGAAGAGAATCCAGACTCTCGTAGAGCTATTATGATTTACAATCGTCCTGATATTTGGATGGAGTATAATGAAAATCAAAAGAATGACTTTATTTGTACCAATGCTGTTTGCTATTATATCCGTAATGAAGAACTTCAAGCTGTAGTTCAAATGCGATCTAATGATGTAGTCTTTGGCTATAAGAATGATTATGCTTGGCAACAATATGTACTTGAGTCATTAGCTAATGACCTTGGTATTCAACCAGGCTTTATTCAGTGGCAAGTTCAAAACTTACATGTATATGAAAGGCATTTTCATCTTGTCAAATAAATGGGATCTTAGATTTTTAGATTTAGCTAGACGTATTAGTACTTGGTCAAAAGACCCGTCACGCCAAATTGGTGCTATTGCAGTAAAGAATAGAAATGTAATTGCTCAAGGCTATAATGGCTTTCCAAGAGGAATTGATGATAATGAGAGGTATAATAACAGAGAAGTAAAATACAAATATGTTGTACATGCAGAAATGAACTGTATATACAATGCAAGTTTTAATGGTGTGTCATTAGTTGAAAGTGACTTTTATGTACATGGTTTACCAGTATGTAGTGACTGTGCTAAAGGTATTATTCAAGTGGGTGTAAATTGCGTATATATGCCACAACAAGATATACCTGACCATTGGATAGAATCGTGGGACTTGACACGTTCCATGTTTGATGAAGCGGGAGTAAAATGGAAATTTCTACCTGTATAACTACTAACGTGAGCTACTCCACTCCGGACAAATTTCTCACGGTAATAAACTGATATAAAGGAGACAGAAATGTCAAAAACAAAAATTAAAGTCGGTATTGTAGGTATCGGCAACTGCGCAAAGTCCCTTGTCGAGGGCATTCAATACTACAATGAAAATCCTGAAGATACTGTAGGTCTTATGTATCCTGATATTGGAGGATACCAAGCTAAAGATATTGAATTCGTAATTGGATTTGATGTTGATAGGCGTAAAGTAAATAGACCGTTGGCTGAAGCTTTAAGAGCAGAACCAAATTGTGCAATGAATCATGTTGCTTCAATTGATGATACATCAAACGGTTTTGGCTGTATTAAGCCAGGTGCTATGGTTTATTCTGGTCCTGAGTATGATGGTATTGCACCTCATATGCTTGATTATCCAGAAGAAGTATCATTTAGAACTGGTGCTGAAGGTCATCTTTCATTTGATGAAATTAAAGATTTGCTTATTGCAGCCGATGTTGATGTTGTTATCAACTACCTTCCTGTTGGATCTGAAAGAGCTTCAGAATATTATATGGATGCATCTATTAAAGCTGGATGTCATTTTGTAAATTGTATTCCAACTCTTATTTCAACTAAGCAAACTCAAAGGGTTGAGCAAAAGTTTATTGATGCAGGTCTTACAATTGTCGGATCTGATATGAGATCAGCTTGGGGAGCATCTAGAATGTCTGAAGTACTTCAAGGTGCTATGCTAGACTCTGGTCTTATGGTTACACAACACATCCAAACTAATATGGCTGCTGGTTCTACTCAAGGACAAGAACATATTAGGACTGGACGTACTGCTAACACAGACTTCCTCAATATGGCTAAAGTTGAAAGACTACATAATAAGCATATCTCAAAAGAGAATGTATTGAAAGGTCAGAATAGCGTACGTGATACTGGTACTGCTGGTATGACTTTGTTTGCTGGTCCTTCACTTACAGTACAGCAAAAGCCTGGTGGAGACTATATTGGCTCTGATCAGAAGATTGCTAACTTTGATATAGTTGCTTATGGCTTTGGTGGAGCTAGGTATGAAATGACTGCTAGGTTGGCAGTTCAAGACTCACCTAACTCTGGTGGAGTTGTAGTATCGGCTATTAGGTTTTGTAAAGTAGCTGCTGAAATGGGTGTTGTTGGTTACCTTCGTGGTCCATCAGCTTGGACACAAAAAACTCCACCACTTCAGCTAAAAACTGATGAAGCTAAATCTGAATGTGATGCTTTGGCAAATAGAGAATTAACTGATCTTACTGAAGCTCAGCATATCGATAATGATCCTATTGCTAAAGAATTGCCATATACATTCCAAGCAGGGAAAACTGATTATGCGTAATGAGCCTGGTTTAATCAATTCGTTTGATATTGATGGTGTGATTTATATGGGGAATTACGGAGGAGTATTTCCTGGTGAACATGATATTATTATTACGGGTAGATCAAAAGAAGAAGAGCCAGAGACTACGGCTATGCTTCTTTCAAAAGGTATAACTAATCAGGTGTTCTTTAATGCAACACCATTTGATGAAAAGACAAGAGAGAGCTCTGGCCGGCATAAAGGCCAGACTCTTTTTTATCTAGAAGAAATTGGTTATAGGTTTGGAATACATTATGAAGATGATCCAGTTCAAGCTGAGATTATTAGAAAAATGATGCCACATATTAATGTGGTACTACTACAACATGAATTAGTTGAGAAAGAGAATGTAAGACATGTCTGGAATAACACTGGAGACACTGAGAAAGACGAGAGACCCAAACAACTTTCGTTATTTTAATAAATGGGTTCTTGAATTTTTTAGAAGAGAGGCACTAAGAGAGTCTAATAGACTTGATGAGTATCAGTATTCTGAAGAGTTCGGTCCAGCTATGAGACAAGAAGTTTCATACTGGAATCCTAATCGTTCCAAACATGCCGAGGTGTACTGGTTAGAGAATTTTGTCTTTAATCAGGACATCTCAATGCGCAATAAAATTCTAAATGCTATGGCAGTAAAGTTTGTTGGTATGCCAACACTTACGTTAGTTGCCGCAGACTCTACTAATTATGCAGATGTTATTGACTTTGATACTTATAAACAAAAAGGTGATTATTATCATTGGATCAATAACAATCTAGATACTAATAAAAATAAGATGAAAGTGTGGGGTGCAACTCAACTTCAAACATCTCTTCAAACAGCAGCTCGTAATTTTTGTAGACAAGAAGATAATGATCCAGATCAAAAGTTTAGATTATCTCATATGATAAGATGGATGGGACATTTAGATGATCTTGGTATGAGTAAAATAGTACAAGATCCAAACAATAAGCTTGGAGATGTATGTGACTGGTTTGCTACACATCGTGGTATTGGTCCGTACTTCTCATATCACCCACCATGCAACTTTTCACGATGTGATGATCTACCTAATATTGATGAAGATGATAACTATTGCTTAGTAGGTCCTGGTGCTAAACGTGGACTTGAATATGTGTTTCCAGAAGTTAAGTTTAAAAATAATGAAATTATGGAAGCATATATATTAGCTGTAAGAGATCACCAACATGAGTTTTTTGAAATGACTGATAGTGAAGCAGCTTTTTATAAAGAGAACTTAGAACGTGGTGGCAATTTAACTACCTTTGGTACTGAAATCACATTCTGTCAGTTTAATTGTTTCCTTGGTATTATGGATAATGATAAAGCACAAACCAAAAGAATGTTACCACTAACATTTGATTCGTTTGTTGAAATTGCAGAAGACTTAAAGAAAAGATTAGCACCTTCACCACTTGAAGCTTTTATGGTTTAAGGGTTTACAAATGATCAAAAGTGTGTTATAATATAAATATTATGAAAGCAATACTAAACTGTCCATTTATTCCGGTAGCTACTCGTATGGCATCACATAGAGGTGCACAAGGAGCAATCTATGCGGATATGATTCGCCAAACTGGTGTTGATATTGATGTCAACTGGTCTGGTAAAATTGAAGATCATAATCAATACGATGTCATGTATGTATATCATGGCAATGATTGGTCGGGAGGTATGAATGTATTTGGTGGTGTAAAGGGTTTTCCTTATGCTTTTAATACTCGTAACTTCTCGAAATTTAAAGGTAAAGTCTATTCACTTGCTATCGATTTTCCACCATATCATGAAATGATACAGGAAAGAATAGATAAGGCAAAAGAAAAAGGTAATGAGATTCAGCCTGAATGGTTGGATGTCGATGTTGCTAATCTCAAACGAATGTATGAGACAGCAGAAACTATCAAATGGGTAGAAAAAACCCGCAACCTTGTTATTGGTGATAGCCATTCTATTTGCATGTATCGTCCTGGTTGGATGATTAATAGTGTACCGTTTAAAACTTTGAATGGCGCATTAAATGATGGTCTTGTTACATACATAGAAAGTGTTGGAGAACCAGATATCGATTTTGATACTGTTGAATGCTATTTTGGCAATATTGATATTCGTCATCACTTATGTAGAATTGAAGGTGACCGCATAAAAAATACTATGGCTTTAGCAGATAGATATATAGAAGCAGTTGAATCGTTACCTGTAAAGAACGTCGCCATTTATGAATTATTGCCTATTGAAGACGAATCTCGCAAATTGCCTAAGTCTGGTTATTATAAAGACAAACCATTTTGGGGTTCATGGGAAGAACGTAACGAATGCCGTTTAGTATTTAGAGAACAATTAGAGATGAGAGCAACCCATGCGAAAATAATTCGATGGGTTGACGGTCTTACAAATAAGAATGGTCAACTTGATTTTGATTATATGGAAAAGCCGCAGTCAATTCATTTATCGAGAGAATCCTATCCACATTGGACTGGACAAGAAAACAAGACTGCTAGCTTAGAGGAGTTTTTTGTATGAAATACGCAAGTATAGTTCCGCTTATTGGCGGAGAGACCATTGCAATGCAGAACGTTGTTGGTAAGAAACCAGAGTACATTTTAAGTTACTCAGCTTTTGAGGCCAATGACACACAACTAGTGGAGTACTATGATAAACAAGTTCCTTACTATCACTTGGACGGTGATATGCCATCTTCTCTTTCTAGGGTTGATGTTATTAACACCGTTTGCCCTTGTGCTGGTCTATCTAGCCTTAGTCCTTCAGCATCTTCTACTAATGCTAACAATGATTGGATGCTGGCTACCGCACGTTATGTCTTGGGGGATCTCAAACCTAAAGTATTCTGGGGCGAAAATGCACCAAGATTGGCTAGCAAAATGGGAGAGCCGATTGTTGAAACACTTCGAAAAATTGGCAGAGAGAATGGATACACTTTTAGCATTTATAAAACGAAATCTATACTTCATGGATTAAGCCAAGTAAGAGATAGAACATTCTATTTCTTTTGGGAAGGAAATAAAATTCCAAAGTTGGATTATATCCATAGGAATCATGAGCGTATTGAAGATACTATACGCAATGTTGAACTGCGTGAAGATGACCCTATGAATATATTGACCAACAAACGAACTCCATCAGAGAACCCTTTTTACAAATACGTATTAGAAGAATTGAATGGAGGAATCACTCATAGTCAATTCCAAGATAAGATTGTAAGAAGTACCAATCCTCTTGATGAGATTGAAAAGGCTGGTGTTAAGTATCGCACTGTTAGTAAGTGGATGACTAAACATGGCTATGAAAATGAAGCTGGTAAATGCATTCGTATGCATGACAAACTAGCATCTGGTGGTAATATTATGCGTAAGACTACAGAGATTCCAAAAGATTATATTGGTGCCTTTGTAGGTCATATGCCATCATCACTTACGCACCCAGACGAAGATAGATACCTCACAATCAGAGAGTGTCTTGCAATTATGAAACTACCTGGTGATTTTATGTTACAAGGTGGACTAAAAAATCTAAATCATATCTGTCAAAATGTTCCTGTTACTACAGCTGAAGATATGGCTGAAGTAGTAGACTCTTTTGTACACGGAAGACTTGATAATCAAATGATTGATAGTGAGTTTGTTATCCAATGTAATAAAACAAAATCAATGCATTATGAAAAAACTCCTGTACAATTGGACCAGTTTATGATATAATATATGTACAAATTGAAAAAGGATATTGCTTATGTCTGTAATGGATAAACTTAAAAAGAATTCGAAAATCAAAGAGACTGCTGTTCTCTCTGAATCGAAATACTTTACTGAAAATGATATGGTACCAACTGATGTACCAATGATGAATGTAGCTTTGTCTGGCGATGTCGAAGGTGGTTTGACCTCTGGTCTTACTGTATTGGCTGGTCCATCAAAGCACTTTAAAACTTCATTTGCACTGATTATGGCTAGTGCTTATTTGAAGAAACACAAAGACGCTGTCATTCTATTCTATGATAGTGAATTTGGTTCACCACAATCTTACTTTGAAAACTTTGGTATTGACACTAATCGTGTTCTTCATACACCAATTACCGATGTTGAAAAGCTTAAGTTTGATTTGGTTAACCAACTTGAATCGATTGAACGAGAAGATAAGGTTGTAATTGTAATTGACTCAATTGGTAACCTAGCATCAAAGAAAGAACTGGAAGATGCTATCAATGAAAAGTCTGTGGCTGATATGTCTCGGGCAAAAGCGTTGAAAGGTCTGTTCCGTATGGTTACACCATATCTTACTATGAAGAACATTCCTTTGCTGGCAGTAAATCATACATATATGGAAATCGGTATGTTCCCGAAAGCTGTAGTTGGTGGTGGTACTGGTATTTACTATAGTGCTGATAACATTTGGATTCTTGGCCGCCAGCAGGACAAGCAAGGCACAGAAATCAAGGGGTATCACTTTGTTATTAATGTTGAAAAGTCGCGGTTTGTTCGTGAAAAGTCTAAGGTTCCCATTAGTGTTAGCTGGGAAGGTGGAGTACAAAAGTGGTCTGG